TTCAAGCAGAAGACGGCATACGAGATCATGCCTAGTCTCGTGGGCTCGGAGATGTGTATAAGAGACAGACCTTGGAATCGGCACGACCACCTACTATCGGTGGATAACGCGCCACGAAGAGTTCAGGGAGGCCATAAAAGACGCCAAGGCGACGCCGGACTTGCTGGTTGAACAATCACTATACCAAAGGGCGATCGGGTACGAGTATACGGAGACTCGCACCTATGGCAAGGTGAGGACGGTGGAGGGCAAGCAGGAGGTCATCGCCGAGAAGATGGAGACGATTCGCAAGCAGGTGGCGCCGGATGTGACGGCACAGATATTCTGGCTGTGCAACCGTGACCGTGAGAAGTGGCAAAGGAACCCCGACGTGATGATCCTGCCTGCTGACGAGGCTGCACCGATTATCATCCATAGGAATGGCAACCGAAAAAACAAAGACGAAGACGAAAGCGATTGAGGTAACGCCGTATGCATTCCAGGAGTCGACGCTCGACGCGGCGGATGCTGGCAAGCGTTTCATCGCGATGATTGGTGGAACCGGCGGGGGGAAAACTTGGTGGTCGCCATGGTGGCTTAGTGACCAGATCGTGAAGGACCATAAGGCGGGCAACGGGAAGGGTGCGCGGTACATCGCGCTGGGCCGGACCTCCGACATGGTGAGGGACATGCTCCTACCGGTGATCGAAGGGGCGTATATAGGAACGAGGCTTGCCGGCCACTACCACCGTAGCGAGAGGCGCTATGAACTGCCGACGGGCGGGAACATCTTCTTGCGTTCGGCGGACAAGCCGCACCGGATAGAGGGGCACCACGCAAGGGCGATGATTGTCGATGAACCATCCGACATGGGTGCCCTTATCTGGCCGATTATCCAGAACCGCACTGGCTACTACCAGGGGCCGGTTCTCTTCTGCGGCTATCCGACCAACATGGGTTGGTACTATAACGACATCTTCCTGCCATGGCAGGGCGGTGACCCCGACTACGCGGTGATCCAGTTCCGGTCGATCGACAACCCGCTGTATCCAGTGGAGGAGTATAAGCGGGCGAAGAGGACGATGCCGAAGTGGCTGTTCGACATGAGGCACGACGGAAAGTTCTGCAAGCCGTTCGGCCTCGTCTACCCAGAGTTCGGCACGCACCTCTACGTGGAACCCTTTGAGATCCCCGGCGATTGGCCGGTGCACGTGATCGTGGACCCAGGCGTCTTTTTCGGCACTCTTTTCCTTGCGTGGCACGACAACGATTGGTACGCATTCAACGAACACTACACCACCAACGTAGAACCGGCTAGGGTGCATGCGGAGAAGATCAAGGAGAAGCTGGAAGGCGCGGTCGTTGACTATATCTACGACCCGTCGAGGAAGACCGACGTCGCCAACCTTGAAGACCACGGCCTCGGCCCGTTCAGGAAGGCCAACAACGCCGTGCTCGATGGTGTCGCCACCGTCACCGGGGTCATCCGTGAGGGGCGTCTAAAGGTGATGAGGGGGCGCTGTCCGTGCTTCGTGGACCAGATGGAGAAGTACAGCTTCCCGACGGAGGCGGTCACCGGCGAGGTGAAGAGCGATAACCCGATCAAGAAGGACGACCACCTACCCGACTGCCTGCGGTACGGCCTCCATACGGTTGAGGGGCCAGCGCTGGTGAAGCCGAAGAAGAAAGCGCGGGTATTGTGGAAGGGAGGAGAGTGAGGTGAGGACGTTTTGATGCGAGAAGGAATGCACTTGTGGAGCGACCACGGGGAGTATCAGGGCAAGGACGACGACTCGCGCCTCAATCGCGGATACCGCGTGAAGTTTGTACTTGCCCACGGGATCGAGGCGTTGTTGGGCAACGAGAAGGCCGACCGGGATGTGTGGAGAAGACGTGAGGCGATAGCAAGACGGGAGGCGGCGGCGAAACGCGGATGAGGGCGTTTTAACCCGATCGCGCAAAGGCGCTAAAAGACGGTGAGAAATGCGATCTCTACGACCGTGGGATAACATGGAAGAAGGGCGGCTGCGGACTGGCAAGGGCGCACCCTTGCTGTATCACCAATTCCTCGCGCACGGGTCTTGCCGCTGGCATTTGTGCATGTCACACCCTCTCGCCAGCGGATTCCACCCGCGAGGTGTGTCGGGCCGGGCCTGGTCCCGGTCAGCCGTTCTTTTTTCTTGAGGCAGAGGATGATTGGTGAACCATAAGTGAAGGAGGTAGTTGAACCGAAGCGCGTGTACTGCTAAGGTGGATTAAGTAAACGACCTCAGAGGAGGAAACGATGGCATACAGAGTTGACCTAACGGGGAAGAAGTTCGGACGCCTGACGGCGATCGAACCAACCGACGAGAGGCGGGAAGGTCGCGTCGTGTGGCGGTGCCATTGCGACTGCGGCAAGGACGTAATGGTAGACACGCACAGCCTGAAGACGGGCAACACGAAGTCGTGTGGATGCCTAGTAGATCCGAAGAAGCCGCGGGAAGATGATCGGATGAAGCTGCTACAGCCTGTCCTCGACTTGGCGGAGTGGACGAAGAGGGTCTTTGAGAAGGACTCGTTCACGTGCCAGCGTTGCGGTAGCAAGGACGAACAGACGTTGGTAGCCCACCATGTCTGCACCTACGGGAACAACCCGAAGCTGAGGACGCTGGTCGGCAACGGGACCACGCTGTGTCTGGCTTGCCAGCGTGACTTCTACCACTGCTACGGTAGAGGCAACAACACGGAACGCCAGTTCGAGAGATGGCTGAGGTTGGGACGCGATGCCAAACGGATCTGATAAGAAGACGACCAACGAACAGCTGGAGAAGATGGTAGCGAACCTCGCGATAAGGGAGCGCGCGGCGTTGTCGCGCCTGGCCGGGATGCAGTACAGCCTGACCAGGGATGTAGACGCGATGCTCGGCTACACGAAAAACCCAGACGTGACGCACTTCCAAGCGATGTACGACCGGCGAGGGTTGGCCTCAACCATCGTCGATGCGCCGGCAAAGACCACGTGGAGGAAGGCACCGATTGTCAGCGACGGGTCCGAGGGCAAGTCGACGTTCATGAAGGCGTGGAGCGAGCTACAGAAACGCCTCGCGGCTTACCACTACATGGAAAGGGCCGACCGGCTTGCTGGGATAGGCAAGTTCGGCGTGATGCTGATCGGCGTGAAAGACGGCAACCTGGACCAGCCGCTAGAAAGACTCAGCGGACCAAATGACGTCATTTACCTCTCGCCGTTTGGTGAATCGTTGGCAAAGGTCAATAAGTTCGTCACCGATAAGAGTAATAAACGTTTTGGTCATGCGGAGACGTACTCATTGGACTTAGGCGATGTGATCGGGATGCCGAGTGGATCCAGTATAGGAAGGAACGTGCACTGGACGCGGGTGATTCATATCGCCGAGGGTTTGCTCGACAACGAGGTATACGGCGAACCGCGCCTACAGAAGGTGTATAACCGCCTTGAAGACCTCGACAAGGTGGTAGGCAGCTCCGCCGAGGGCTACTGGCAGTCAGCGGTAAAGGGTTACGCGATCAAGGCCGAGAAGGACTACGAACTCAGCGATACCGCATTGACCAATGCGAAGGAGGAGTTACAGAACTACCTCCACGGATTGCAACGTATGTTTGCGACCGAAGGTCTGGAACTCAAGGAGTTGAAGGGTGAGATCATCGACCCCGGACCGGCGTTCGCGGTGATCATCTCGCTGATATCCGGCAAGACGGGCATACCGCAGAGGATTTTATTGGGCAGCGAACGCGGGGAATTGGCTTCTTCAATGGACGAGGCGAACTGGCTTGGGCGGGTGGCCGAGAGGCAGCAACAGTTCGCTGAACCGCGCATATTGAGGGCGTTCATCGACCGGCTTGTGGACGTGAAGGCGCTGCCCCCGCCCAGCGGTGGTGAGTACGAGGTCGAGTGGCCGCGGCTATTCTACCTGACTGACAAGGAGCAGGCTGAGGTGTACAAGGACCGCGCGGAAGCGATGTATATGGCGTCGGGTAAGTTCCCGCTGGACATGTTCAGCATATCAGAGTTGAGGGAGGCCGTGGGGTTCGACCCAGAGTTACCGGACAGCCTGAGTGCGTTGGTCGGCCAGGAGCTCGACGAGGAAGACGTAGAAGTACGGAAACAGTTCGCCAGATTGCCGTCAACTAAGGGAGTGAAACTGAGTGCGTTAGTCGGCCAGGAGCTTGACGAGGAAACAGAAGTAGCTCCGTAGGTTGGTACTAGAGTTTGAACGGCTAAAGGAGGGACAATGCTGAATGTATCTGTTCGGGATGACATGCTCTACGAAATAAAGGGCAAGAAATGTTCTGTGACCATTCGACAGACCACCTTTGACGATTGGGATGTTGCTGTAAAAGATGAATATGGCACAACCGTAGAACTGAGTCTCCGATCTCTTAGGTGGGATATGCAGTCATCCGGGATTAGAGCTCGACGAGGAAGACGAAGAGGTGCGGAAGCAGTTCACCAGGGGAGCGAAGCGATGACCGACGCGGAGAAAGCAGTGAAGTATGACGAAATGCAGCAACGACTATGGACTGCGGTGACAGGATGTAACGGTTTGCAGTCCGCGATAGCGGCGGCGTTCGCGTGGTGAAGGGCTTGATTACCGAGTCGGTTGTCGACAATGACTGCTTCCGCATCAGCAAGAACAAGCTGCAAAGCCGCAGCGGTGGATCTGTCTTGCACTCTCATGCCCAAGCACTTCTTCCGCCGTTTGAGTTCACCGAGAACCCGGAGAAGATCAAGGCGTTTATGGCGTGGCTACGCGGTGTCCAAGACGCGGAAGTCCTCGAAGTGACGGAACGCGTCGGTCGGAACGTGGTCGCGCACTCGGAGTGGCAGAATGTTTACGTGCGTAGATCGTATGAGAAGGGGATCGCCTTCGCCAAGCGTAAGCTAGAAGAGGCGGGCCTGGACGTGCCCGAGGAGGACATCCGGGCCGTGTTCAATCGACCGATACACGCCGACTCGCTGGGCCTGATATACACGCGTAACTTCACTGAACTCGAAGGGATCACTGAGGCGATGGACCAGCAGATTTCTCGTGAACTTGCCGATGGCCTCAGCCAGGGGAAGAACCCACGGGTGATCGCGCGGAACATCAACAACCGCGTGGACAAGATAGGCATCACACGTGCGAGGATACTAGCGAGGACGGAGGTCAACCGCGCGCAGAATGAGGCCACGCTGAACCGCTACACCGAGTATGGCGTGGGAAAAGTGGAGTTGCTTGTCGGACCTGGCCCGTGCCCGACCGGGGTGTGCGATGACGCTGCGGGTGTGTATACATTGGCCGAAGCTCAAGGGCTACTGCCTCTGCACCCGAATTGCTCTTGTACGTGGGTACCGGTAGTATGATGTTCGAGGAGGTGATTGTCTTGCCGCTTATCATGGAGATCGAAAGCTGCTATGACTGTCCGCGATTAACGGTCGCAATACTGACCGTATACGGGCATTGAAGGAGGACATCGCGGAGATCGACCGCTATCTCGAACACCGGATCGAGGCGCGGTTGGCGAAGCTGGGATGGAAAGACGGCAACCTGTCGCTCGAGGAGTCCGAGGAGAAAGAGAAGCTTGAGCGTATACGGATAGAGAAGATGGCGGAGCGGGCGAAGCTAGTGAAGCAATTGGAGGCGATTTGATGAAGTGGTGGGCATGGATGTTAATCGGAGCTGGCGCAGCGCTTGTATTTGTTCGCGTGTGGCTTTGGTATGCGTGGAGAGTGCTGGATTCGTACTTCTTTCATGGCTACAGGAAGCGGAATAGGAGGTAGGTGATGCGGCGGGATGAGGCAACAGAGGAAGGAATTGCTCGTATGTGGAAGCGGTCTATGTGGTTTCTTATCCTAGAATTCGGGTTGATTTTCGGTTGCGCCATAGCACTTTGGTGTTTTAGGAGGTGAACGATGACTGAGAAGGAGATCCTGGCGCTGTCGAACGAAGCGTTAGCGCGGAAAGCAAGCGAATTATCGGGCCGCGCGGTTGAGCTTCAGCGCGAGATCGATCGCGCGATGAATGAGACAGGCGGCTTATTAGGTTTCCCTGTCTATGTTCACTGGAATCCCGCGGAAGACATCGACGCTGCGATGGACCTCTTCAACGAGATTTACAACCCAAGGTAACACCTGTACAGTGACCTCTGCCTCGTTTCGTGCTATAATGCTGCGTTTATTCTTTGCCTCCTTGGCAAAGCAGCCCCACTAGTTAGCCGATCGCCTCCCACCCTTAGACAAGGTGGGAGGCATTCCTACCGGTATATCCCTTGACTTCGGCTTTTGGCGCGTGTAGAAAATAATCATGACGGTTAGGTTGATCACGCTCCAGTCTGATGCTAGTCTGGTGACTACCCAGACGATGGACGGCCATGACTACTTGGTCGCCCCCGTCGTCGCCATCCGCGCCGGTGTACTTAACGGCGAACTCGTTCCAGCGGCAGAGATCGAAAAGTCGGTCATTTTGTGGAATGACGCGCCCTTGCCGATCAACCATCCGATGCTAAACGGCACGGAGGTTTCTGCCCGCTCCCTTGACGTCATCAAGGACGCCGTGGTCGGTCGCCTGTACAACGTTCATTATGAAGACGGGCGATTGAAGGGTGAACTATGGGTGGGTGTCGAGAAGGCCGAGGCATTGGGAGGCGAGGCGCTAGTCATCCTTGAGAGGTTGCGTGGCAACGAACCGCTAGAAGTGTCAACATGCTATTACGCAGACTTGGAGTTTGTGTCTGGAACGTTTCAGGGAACCGAGTACAACGCGATACAGCACAACTTGAGGCCGGATCACCTCGCCTTGCTCCCAACAGGTATCGGAGCTTGTTCGTGGGTAAGTGGCTGTGGTGCTCCGAGAACGAACGCAGAGGAGGGAAGCATGACGCTACGCGCGTGTCTGAAGGAAGGCGAAAGCTACGAGATGCGGCGCGACGCCTTAGAACAAGCAGTGAAGGCAGCCATGATACCGGAAGGATCGACGGGCTGGTCGGTGTACGTCAACGACATATACGAAGACCACCTGGTGTTCGAGGTAAACGAACCAGACCGAGACAGCTATCACGTTAAGGACGCGTACACTGTCGACGCCAATCTGGAAGTCAAACTGTCGGGCGAGGCTGTCGAGGTAAAGCGCGAAGTCGCCTACACGGAGATGGAGGCGCAAGTTCGCGGCACGGCCCGCAGCCCTAAGTATGACGGCATAGAAAGCACGCGCTGGTCGAAGCCTAGCTTATCGCAAATGATCGCC